GACATAATTGTCTTTATGAATGAAGAATAATCCACCATTCCCATCCATTTCCGTAATTCCATCCCATCGTTCTTCGCGTATTTTGATATCACCTGTGACCTTTAGAACATCGAGATTTTCTGAAATAGTTCCATACCTTTGGAAATTCATTAATGATGGATGATATCCAAATCCAAGAACTCCAATTTCTTTAGAAACAAACTTGTCCGCTTCTAAAAAAACTTTTAAATCAACCATGACATCGTCGCTCAAAAAGCAAAGATTATCATATTGACTTAACGATGCTCCCAAATTCCACGCAGGATTTACAAAAATGTTTCTATGCATGTTATGCATTTTAATTTTGGGATCTTTCAAAGAATCGTGATTGGGTGTATCTTGAACGTAATTGTTGATGATGACTATTTCACCCACACAATTTAACTGAGTAATGTTTCCAATAAAGTTTAGAAATGGCTCGTAAGCCCACATTGTTGGAACTATAACACTAATCATGAGAAGAAACTATCCAGTGATTCGACCTTTTCAGTCTGCCAATTAATTGACGAAAGAATAATGTCTAGCGGCTCAAGAAATGATTTCTCGAACTGCAGATCATAATCTATGTATTGCTCAGCATCCAACTGCTTGGGAATACCAGACAAGAATGCAAGAGTGTTATTATTGTAGATGTTTGGTTGCTTCAAATAGATGAACTTAATCTTCTCGCCTTCTTGAATTTCTTGGTAACGTTTGTTGAGTTTCATTTCACGCAGCAAGTGATTGTAAACCAAGGCACCCTTGACATGAATTGGTGTTCCCTTCTTGAAGATGTTCGCAGAGTCTGCATATTCTTTTAGACCATTCACAGATCTTGGGAATGCGATGTCTTCAACAGGAAGTGTTTTAAATTCATGACGAAACTTTTCAATGAACTTGTGAAGATCATCTTCAGTCTGTGTCATGACAATATTGATTGCCTCTTTAATTTTCACACGACAAGCAGATGGCGTTGAAGACTTGACAGCCTCAAGACCCATGATCTTAAGTTTAGGTTTGGCGTATGCCACACCTTCGCTATCATGCACATTGAGAATATATCGCTTCTTCGCAGTCCAGATTGCTTTGTCAGCCAAAGACTCACGCTTCATTTCCATACGTTGTTGAAATGCATTGACGTATTCTTTTAGTTCTTCATACGACTCATCAATGAACGGCTGAATCTTATCGTCGCAAACCTTATTCATGAACTTGATCACTTTTTTGGTGTCAGAAGTATCAGGATAAAGTTTCTTGATCAACGGACCCATGTTCAAATAGATTGAGTCGGTGTCCGAAGCGATGACATAATCCTCGCCTTCAGTCTTGAGCAGTTTGTTCATGTACTCGTTGATCTTCTTTTCAATCCAACGAATAGACAACTGACCTGCTGTCGTGATGCCTTCAGCGATACGAATATCAAAGAAGCGGAAGTATTGATTGCCCAGTGCACCGTAAGCGGAGTTTAGAGTAACCTTCTTTGCTAACTGCAGATTGTTATATCGAGCAACTTGTTTCTCAAGATACTGAACTTGATTCTTATCTTCAAGAACAGTTTCGATTTTCTTCTTGGCTTCAATTGCCAACTTCTTATAGCGTGTACGATCTTTGTACATGCTATCCATAATCTCAGGCAGAACACCCTGCTCTTGAGTGCGGAACAACTGACCATTCGGCGTCACAGTTACACCAAGATCTTTTAGGATGCTTGTATCAACTTCTTGATTGAGCAGATTATCAACGTTGATGTTGCAGTTGCTTATAAACCCACGCATGTTGTCATTATACTTCGAAGGCTCAACAAGAGTTTCCATCGAAATATTATACTGCATGATCAAGTGCGGATACAGACTGTTCAAGTCAAATGACGCAACCCATTCGTGCATACCGCAAATGGGATCTTTGACATACGCACCTTCATATTGCGAACTCTTTGTGCTGCGTGACATCTGCGGAATGACAATCTTTTTGCGTAACAAATAGTTGTACACAATCGCATCCCACATACGGACTTGAGTGAACACATCGTCGTAGTTTACTTTGTTGTCATAAGCAAGAGTTAATGCCAACTCAATCAACTTCATCTTGTCTTCGAGTTTCTCAACAAGTTCTACGTCCTTGATGTTATACTCGATAAACTTTTGATAGTCGTGTTTGTATAATTGATGTAGAGTTTCAAACTCAGAATAATCTAACTTCTTCTCACCCAACTCAACGTGAGCAATATTATCAAGACGATAGGACTCTTGCTGCGAATATGTAAACTTGCGATAGAGTTGGATGTAGTCAAGAATCGCAATTCCAGAAAGATCATAGAACTGCACTGGACGATTCATCATCACCGCTTCACGTTTGCTGATGCGATTCCAAGGCGAAAGTTTCTTGGCTTCATCCTCACCAAGAATCTTGGTGATACGATTTGCAAGATAAGGAATATCGAATTGCTCCACGTTCCAGCCAGTGACTACATCTGGATGCCATCGGCTCCATAGGTCGAGGAAGCGTCGTATGAGGTCTGACTCATCTCGACACTTTGCATAGTGCACGTCGTCACGATGCTTGACATAATCGCCACAACCAAACACAAAATAATTACCCTTAACTTTGATGCTGATTGCTGTGATTGCTTCATTTGCATCTCTTGGTTCAGGAAATCCATTTTCGGATCCAACTTCGATATCAAGATAGGCAATAAGTATTTTACTGACATCCCAAAGAATATCGTCAGGATACTCATCAGCAATATAAGCATACTCATAGCGATTATTCCCAAAAATAGGAAAATTGTCGACACTCTCGTACCTCTCTAAAAATTCACGACACTCTGGAATGGTTCCAGGCTGAATGGGTTTGACGTACTCTCCAGCAAGAGTTGTGTATTCAGATTTCTCTTGACTGGAAAGAAAAAAGGTCGGACGGAATTCAACCTTCCGTCTGACCCTCTTATCGTTCTCAACACCTCTTAGAAGAATATATCGACCAGAGACGCTGACATTGGTATAAAAATCGGACATATCACCCCAGGATCAAATCTTTTGGCGGCACCATAATTCCTGCGCCGAAGATTTGATTATACCCGTTTTTCACTTCATCGGCAACATCTGCAGAGCAAATGATCTTATCTTTGCTGACAACGAAAGGACCATTACTTGCCTGCATCCATGGCATAAATCCAAGAACTGGTCCTTCTTGTCGACGTTGCATCACACAAGCAACTGGATTCTTGAATTCAACCATCGTCTCCGTCTCTGCAGAGACGTCCACTACCAATTCCTCGCCACTTACGAGTTTGAGTGCTACTATTGTCATCTTGTTTCTTCCTTTTGTAATTGTCAAAAATATTTTTTTCTCTCAGGCTTTGTGGTACACCATTTCTATACAACATACCATGTTCCATAACCCAAGTATCTTTACCAACTTTCAATGACCACCCATTGAATTCTTTGATCTCAATTTCTTTACTGATCAATAATTCTTTGAGTTCGGATAGCGAGTTCATTATTCACTATCACCTGCATCACGGTTTTCTGTATTGTGACGCTTCAATTTAAATCCAACATGATTGGAGTGCGCAGCAATCAATGATCGGCGAAGATCACCACGCTCATGCGCATCTTTAACCCAACCATAGGTCTCAGCCATGGCAAGTGCACGCTTCATACTGCGTGGAAGTTTAGCATTAAAAAAATCACTACGATTAGCCATTTAGTAAATCCTCACATTTCTTAATAAAACGTTCATTCTGTCCTGGATAAAAACTTTGGTACATATGCCAAAATAACTCTTGCGACATTAAATGTTCAATGTCAGTGAAGCCAAATGTTGTACCAATACCATACTTCGGCATACCATCAGCAAGATCCCAATACGGTGGCGCATCTTTTGGTTCCCAATCCATACGAATTGGTGGAGCATCATAGCGCAACGGCATAACAATCTCAATAGGAATATTACCTTCTCTGGCTTTAAAAGTCAACTCTTCTGCGACATCGCCACGATAATTTGGCATGAATGATGGGCTGCCAAGTTTGCGATAAGTTTCAACAGAGAATGTCACATTGTGTGGAGCAGCAAATATATGCTGATCATTTTGAATATGATTACTTCGTTGAGCATCACCAATCACCCAACCATTATATGCTTTGTCGAAGAAATAGTCAAGCGCATTATCATTTAATGGTACGCAATCGATATCTAGAAACATGATAACATTATGTTCTCTTGCTTCTAACATATTAACTAATTTATCCATCGTATATCCAGGAGGAGCCTCACTCAATACTGGATAATGCGGAATGTTTGACTTGTTAAATTTCTTTACAACTTCTTGCTGTAGTTGTACAATTTTAGGATCGATGTTCTTCATGAATATCGATGCAATGCAAGGTTTCATCACTTGATCCATACAAACTTATCCTCACCGTAAGGGATTACTTTATCTTCACCAAATACATCATGCGCTGCTTTCTTAACAGGATTATGGAAGAAATCATCGCCGATTAAATATCCACCTGGTCGCAAGATTGAACTATAGTTATACAAATCATTATGCACTGATGTGTAGTCATGACCTGCATCAATATAAATCAAATCTGCTACAACTCCCAACCGTGCAAAGACTTCATAAGCATTAATTGAGTCAATTGGGAAGGGGGTGATGATATGCTGCAATCCTCTATGAATAACATTCGATAAGAATTGATCGTACAATCTTGGTCGACCATTACGCATGAAGTTTTTAAACTCAGCGTTATCAGTCCAATGTTCGACAGAACCCAACCAAGTATCAACACATATGATTTCTAAATCTCTTGCATCGCAATGATTGAGTGCGAGATTTGCCATGTTAACGGCAGATCTACCTTTCCAAGTACCAACTTCAATGATTGTTCTTGGTTTAATCTGATTTATCACTTCTTCAAAAACAGGTCGCTCACTCGCCCAACCCTGAAGGTCTTCTTCCAAAAGATCTACGTTTTCGTATGGATTATTAGTTCCATGTATCTTATGTCTTACGTGCATTATTATTTCTCACAAACTGCTAGATATAAACCGTTGTGCCATGTTAGTCCTGGAGTATCTCTTTCTCGTTGAGGTTTGCCAATTTCCCACTTTTTATGAACTTTAAGATTTAGTTTTTCAATCGCTTTCAGGGTCCCTTCTTTCGCAGGAACATGAACCCAATCATCAACAATGAAGATAAACACATCTGCCAAATTATCATAATAATACGTCAAAGCCTTCTCATGATCGAGTTCTGTATGACCACCGTCATAAAAGTAAAAATTAATATCTCGAATTCCAGATTTTTGTTCTGGAGTGAGTTTAAAAGAATCATTTCGAATCAACGTGAAGTCACTCACGCTATTGGTCTTACAATTGTTTAAAAAATGATTGATGACATCATCACCATACATCGGTCCACCGAAGTGATCGATAGCCGTGGCGCTCTGATATTTGTTTTTGTACAGAGCAGAAACAAAAGTCGAACCGCGATGTATTCCAATCTCGAGATATCGAGTATCTTCTTGCACTAATTCATTCAATAGAATTCGAACTTCTGCCGTTGACATTCCATTGATATTGAATACTTGCTGATCAAGTTTTGTGCGTAGAGTTGAAATCTCTCGCTTCAGCCAACGTTCTTGATCAAGACCATGATCAATAGCACGCTCAACTCTTTCTATGTATTTTTTTACGAGTTCTTCCACGGGAGTTTACCATTATGACGTTGTAGCATTGCTTCATTTCCTTTGAGGAAGAACTCTGCTTGCACTGAAAGACCAGTATTGCCTACACGATATCTTACCGTATAATCCCTTGTGCAGTCAAACTTTAGTTTATTATTTGGATGCATTAGAACTGCAGCAATTGCTCGATCAATTTCCATCTGACCAGGCTCGCGGAACTTGCGATACCAGACTGGTGTAATTTGAACAGCAACTTCTTTCTTGACGAAATAACAATTCACATCAACGAAGAAATCTTGCGGATGAAGAATACTTGCCCACATACCCAATGACTCGCAGTCATCGAGGCAAAGAACATTATTATCTTTGTCAATAATCTTGCGAAAAGAGTATGCCCAATCTAGATTCTTTTCTTGAACAAGTTTGACCAATTTCTCAATATGATCTGGTTCAAGAATGTTATCATCGTCTAGCCAGAGATGATAATCACCATCTGCGAAGTAAGTGGCAGCACCGTAGACGCGATGACCATTATAGCGATTGACGCCTGTGGGATAGGGCAATACGCAAACATGCTCATTCGTTCCGTTGGGAAATTCAGCAGCCAATAAAATTTCGTCTGCCTTTTGCCAACGTTCTTTTCCGTCAACCACTACAATGTGTTCAACGTTTTTATAAGTTTGCGCACGAACTGATGCGATACATTCAGCGAGGAATGGATTACCCGTTGTGGGTGTAATAACAGATACTTTCACAAATCACTTCAATGCTGTTTGATTTTCAAGAACTGATTTTGTGTCATGTGATTGTTCCAACACAGTAAACTTACCCAATTCTGGGGATGGACCATTTGTTAGAACATAGTCATGAGCAGCTTTTGTCTTGAACGCCATAATGTGTTGACCAAGAACAACGTAATGTTCATATGCACGCGATGCAAAGAAGTCTAGAACTCTAGCCTTTTCTTCCTTGTACCAATCCATATCCCATGCTTCAAATAGTACAGGAGGGAAATTGTTGTTGACCAAAGTCTCGTGCATTCCTTTTAGAACTTTGAATTCCATTCCAGGAGTAGAAACTTTAATCAACTTGACATTTGCAAATCTAAAACTATCCAATGTTCTAAATTCAAAGACATCATTTTGATCATGCGGGACCATTCCGCGCATTTGATTTACTCGTTGATCAAATGAATACGAACCGTGATTGCTAGAACGATGAACATCTAGAACTGGCGCATCCAGCAATTCTTCCTTTTCGCCAAGTGCATATGGGTATGCACGAACGTTGTCTAGATTGTTTAGAATGATATTTGCATTCAACTGCATATTGATAGTTGGTTGAGGCTCAAATGCAGTATAGGTGTATCCATGATGCTTGAGTGCGAGTGGTAGAGTAAATGATCCAAAACCTGCACCAATATCAATGACTCTGCCAGAATGACCCTTTGCTAAGACCTTTTCAGCAAGATCTAAACATGCGCCATTCCAAATTCCATGATTTCGAATTTCATCAGAGATAACTTCGTTCTGTTCGAACAAAAGATATTTGATGTCATCTGGAGTCGTATAAATTCGTAATTCTGGTAGCATATCAACACCTATTAATATTTGTTAAAGTTTTCTCTATGATGCCTGTAGTAAAGCAAAGGCTGCTGAATGTGTGCAACTTTTGCCTCTGCCTTTGTCATCTTATTCCACAAACTCCAATCTTCACAAGTATGATTGAGAGTATCGTTGTATTTAGTGTACCCACCGACCTTGCGAGCCAGTTCTGTTTTATATAGCATCGAGCCATGATGCTTGCGTGTTTTATCCCAGTAATAATCACCTTCGTGTCTCTTAACTTCTTCTCGGTGATGAGAGACTCGAGTTTCTTTCAGGCTTCCTGTTAGCACCACATCATAAGTGATGATATCAGGAGAACGTATACTGATGATACTGGTCATCAGTTGTATTGCATCTGAGCGGAGCCAATTATCTGCTCCAATAAACATACAGTATTCCGATGTAACTTTCGAGAGCATATTCTGAAAGTTTTTTACAGTACCATAGTTCTCTGGATTCTCATAATATTCAACTTCGGGATACATCTTGTGGATATGAGAACAATCTCCAGCACAATCATCAACAAACATTATTCTCTCTGGTTTAGTTGATTGAGAGAGTATAGATTCTACGCAATGTGCGGCGAGATGTCCATACTTGTAAGATGATATGACGACAGTAATCATGGTATCATTGCAGGATTAATATATGGAACAACTTGACCTTTAATCATATAGTGTGGATAAGTTCTTGCCGCCTTTGTGCGACAAAATCCATTCATATATGTCATTCGGTTTGAATCAGAATTATTTTTTTCGCTTCCATGAACAATCATCACAGACCAGATAAGAACATCACCTTTCTTGGCAGTATACTTCGTTCCTTTCAGATCACCACGTTCAAATTTTCGAAGATTGTTTGATGTTTCGACATGCATCGATTTATGCGAACCTTCAATGAACTCAATGGCTCCGTTTTCTTCTGTGATATCATCTACCGCGATGATGGTTTGGAAATAGTCATCAACAACATCATTACCAAATATATGGCTCTCACGAAACATAATGTCTTGATGCCAAGCAAATTGATCTAGATCCCCTTGCTCGCGAAAGTATATCTGATTATTAATCTGACGAACATCATCACCGATAAACTCTCGGACTAACTCGGTCATTGGTTTACTGATTCGAATTTCGTTGAGATAAGAATTTGCCAAAGCAGGAAAGAAAATCAAAGACTTTCTGTTATACATTTGTTCACTCGGAACATGAGGATATCCTGCTGTCTTGATCTGATCGTCTGTAACAGAATATGCAGATGCTTTAATTTTATCACATTCGTCTGCAGTAAACACAGAAGGTATTACAACAACCCCCTTTTCATCATATTCTTTTTTCATCGAATATAATCTCGATAGATTTTGAAGTGATGGTCTTTATCAGTTCTGTCTTGACTTCCTTGAGTGACAGAATACGCGACTTTAAATCCCGCTTCCTTTACGCATTCAATTACAAGATCGTTATATGTTCCATATGGATATGCAAAAAATTGCATCGGGAATGGTGGTGTGACTTCTTCCATGATTTCATCACGATTTAATCGAGTCAGATCGCGATGACTCCACGTATGCCATCCAAGTTTAAAATCGTATTTGGCGCAAAGTTCATAAACTTGTTCCCATGTACAATAATCTTCTAATGCTGGAACATGGGCTAAATCAAAGTGGTTGTTACCACCCATAAAGTCGCCCATTACAAACATAATTCCCGATTTGCCAACAAGAACGTCCTGATTGTCATAAACATTTTTGTAAATGCCATCAAAACCAATGGGCTCGTTACACGCAAGTATTTGTTCGCGTGTGTTGTAGTTTGGATGATTGTATGTGCCGATATTATGCGCTAACTTCATATAGTATCACTGACTGCGTGTATTGTCTGTATTGAATTTCTTTTGCGGCAATTGGGGTTCCAAAATTATATGGAATCAACCAGTCTTTAATACCAGCAACCAAAACATGACGATAAGCAGAGCGTCGGATCCACTCTGCAATCTGTTCATGATTGTACTGTTGATATAATGTTCCAGTCGTCATGACTAGATCATAGAATCCCTCAGGTTCATGAACTCTTTTCACATTCCATGGTAAACGAGATGCAGCAAGATCTGAAATCTCAATTCCATGAATATCTATCGCTGGTAAATCTCTTGTGACGAATCCCTCACCGCATCCGATATCTAATGCTCGTCGATATCGAATCGTGAGCATGTTCAAAAGAAGATCTTTTCGAATTTGATCATCTTGAGTGGTTTCATACTCCCAGGGATCTGGAGTTTTATACCATTGCTCGAGTTCTTCTTTGGTTTGCATTAGTCCCACAAATTTTGATAGTATTTTCCAAACAAACGAAAGCCATTTCTCTTGCGTTCCCAATATGCTTTGGCTTTTTCTTCGTCGTAGATGCCTTTGTCACTGGTGATCATTTCCGTCCAATCTTGCCCTTCAATTTCTACCCATTTATGTTTGGGCTTCTTGATCCAGAAGTTTGGCTCGCGATCTTTTGCGTGTTCGCCGAAAGCCCAGATCATTTCTTTCATGATCCAGTCCCAACGCTTAAAGTGAAACTCGTCCACATCCCATTCGTTTTTCTTGGGCTTGGCATTGGTCGAACGAAGATGCTCAGGAACATCCTCATCTTCGGTATAAGGTGCGCCATGAGTAGTCTTGCGCAACTGCTTGAGCATCGGATGAATGATCTCAGCAAGAGTATGATCCATACTCCATGTATCCCATGGATCAATACGAATGGATTTCTTTTGCTCACCGTTTTTTGGATACTTGCCAATTGAAATCTTCATAACTATGATTTCTTGCGCCGCGCTTTTCTCTTTTTAGAACCCAACTTTGCTCGACCTTTACCAAATCCCTTCGTTCCTGTTTTGGCTGGCATGATCAAACTCCCTTGTTGGCAAGATTGTTCCAAGCAGCCATCTGAATTGCTTCTTCACTCAATCCCATCGTCATAGAACGAATTCTATCAACTTCAGCAGCGAGAGCAGCGTCAGACACTTTAGGCTTGGCTGGTTCTAATTTTGCTGCAGCACCAATTATTCCACCACCTTCGTCGACAATGGGATCATACTTGCTGAAATCAAACTTAAATGATTCTTGTTTCTCTTGTTTCTGTTGCGCTTCAAATTCCTTGAAGTCGTTTACAACTGCAAAACGATCACCAATTTCGAACTTATATCCGATTGCTTGCATGAAGTTCATAAACTCTTCAAGCATCTCATCAACTGTTAGATCGCTATCTTCAAGATCAACAACGACTTTCTTCTTTGAATCTTCATCGAAGAAACGACCATCGCTCAACTTACCACTATATTCGAATTTAACATTTGCCATAAATCACCTATGAGTTATTTGCGGAATACGTCTTTATATATTCGCGTTCTTTACATTCTCTAATTATACGCTCTTTCTCGAACAAAGGCAACTTTGTCCAAGAAGTTATTTCTGCAGTTGTGCGAAAACACCCAACGCAATATTCACGTTGGGTGTCTAGTTTGCAGATTCCCTTACAGGGGCTGATCAAAGTTTAAACTTTTCCTCAACAGAAAACTTGTCAACATAGAAACTATAAGTCAACCAAGCAAACCAACCAACTAATGAAACAAGCATGAGAAGCATGCCAAGTTTTGGACCAAGAAGATCCAGAAGAAAATAAAATGCAACACCACCAGCAGTAAATGCTCCAAGTGTCTTCAACGTTTCAACAGCAGCCTTTGAACGAATACTCATAAATTAATCCTCGTCAGATGAATGATGTGGTTGTTTCGGGACAACCACTTTCCCGCATCGTTTGCAAGTTTTGTTTACAAGGATGTCAAACGGATAGTAACTGCAACGACTGGGTCGCCACAATCCTTCCCATTTATGCAGACCAAAGAAACAGAGAATACGTCCGATCATCCGCGACGCATTCTCGAAATATCTTTCATCTGCTCTTCGTCGATGACAGGCACTGCGTTCGACTTGTGCATCGTAGCAATACCCTTCACCAAAGTGCCTGTATACATCAGGCTCTCTCTTTTCTCTGTAAAGACTTTATCAGAGTTCAATGACTGAATATTGCGCGCAGTATCAGCCCCAACTCGTGAACCATAAGAAAGACTCGGCAATTTCTCAACACCGAGAATCGCCGAGGACTTGTTATATTTCTTTGCAACTACACCTTTTGGCTTACGCTTTTTCTTGGGTTTGAAACGCGCAGCGCAGTAAATCATCATACAGGATACTTCTCAATATGAAGAGCATAGAAGATTTCCAAGAGACCGATCTTCGTTCGCAATTCATGCGGCATTGGCATGTCGTGAATTTTACTCATAGCGATAACTTCACGCGCAAACTTTCGAAGAGTCTGCAACTCTTCAATCGTACCACGATTCAATACTTCAAAGTCACCTTCACTCATACTTTTTCCACCAGTTTAGATAAAGTGTGATCAGCAATTTTTGCTCGAATCATCGAAGGAATATCTGTATATGGATCTTCCAAGAAGTAAGAGCAACCATTCGTCCAACTATTATACTTGACAAACTTTGCAAAATCAAGCATATGCTTGCGATTGCGAGGATCAAATTGTACACGCTCTCTTGGAGCAAGAACAGAACGGCGATATTCATTTGTCATCGTAAAAATACCTGTCTTTTCGTTTGGCTGGGATACAGATTAGTATACCTGAAACGAATCCGCAAAGAAACATCAACACACCGAAGATGAATCCATTATCTTCCATCAACCTTCACCTTCTCGCGGCTCAGTGGCAAGAGTATCAATTACATCCCAACCCAATTCAACCAAACGGTCTTGAACATGATCAGGATTGGCACCACGCAACTCTTCTGGAGTGAATATCACAACTGCATATCCAAGACGTTGCATTTTAACACAAAGTTCAAAGACTTTGCTTTCTGTCATTACATCGCTCATTAGTAATGCTCCGCATTGTAATCAACATCACCTGGATCAAAAGTCAGATCATCGTAACTGACCATGTCAGTATCGTATTCATTATAATCAACATCACGATTCTCATATGCTGCGAGAATCTCGTTGACTTCGGTCAGCGACAAGCCAGTGATCTTTGCAATCTCTGCTTCCTTGAGTCCATCGTGACGATGCATCTCAATGACATCAATTTCTAAATTTTTGAAGTATCCCATTAGAACGGCACTCCTTCACCCATCGGAATCTTGTTCAGATCCTGTTGCGTCTTGCGATCACCAACAACAAGCAGTGCATGACATGCACGCTCAAGTTTCTCCGCAAGATCATAACAGTTCTTGGCACTCAGATCATACTGAGTCATGGTGTTCGCTAGAACATGATCGACACCATTCACCAGATCGATCGCTTCACTCAACAAAGTTTCAGTTTGCTTTCTCATATCAACCCCAATCTTTGAAATTGCCAGATTGTTCATTATCGTCGAATCCAATATTGTATTCAACAATCTGCTGCGCAGTCATGTCTTTCTCGAGCACGCGAGCACTATTGAAAGTCACATAGCCATTGATGTCACTTTTCATATAGTGCGGACTTCGAGCGCGACGATAATAACTGTCAGCGCGACCACGATCATACGGACTACCATGTCGGTCATCGATGTTCATTAGGCAACCACCTGAATGCGAGGAGCGGCACCCTTTTCTTCAGCCATGTCGTCGAAGAAATGGTTGCCAAGAAGCGGAGCAGTGAAGAAGTCAGACGGAAATTTCTTGTCCAACTTACCCTGCCACACACGCTTGATGGTCTTGGCACGGAAAGTGCCGTCCATGTCACTGATGCCGACCACGAGACCGACATAATAACAGTCATTGACACCAACGAAGTCAAGAGACTTGACGACGTCACCAATTTTCACAGTGTTTTTACATTTCATAGATATATTATCGCATTTTCCTGTAAAAAAGACAACAGGGAAAACTCTTGCAAAATCAATAACTTACGAGCACGCTTTCGAAGGTGCGAAGAGCATCCTCGAAACACATGTCTGGAAGGTCGATTTTGTTGCCCGTAACACGGCATTCTATCTGATAATGATAATCGCCCACATACCACAGCGTGTGGCGGTCACCGAATAAGTCGGTCCCAGAAGTCATGTATTTCATGTATCTCATACAACAATTGTCGTATAAAACACAGGGATTTACAACAGTGATAATTTCTGTAAAATCAACAACTTATGGCATCCCTCTCTCGCCGAGGAGAGAGCCGAGAGAGCGGTCCTATTCTGGGGGATACCCTAGTTCTGGGGGGAGATCGAAATAGCGTATTCGGACTCCTGCCTCGCGCAGCATGACTTCGGCGTGGTCGATCGAGTAATGCTTTCCCGTCCCCTTGCCAGTCCATGGACGATTCGGACCGATGACTTCCTTGATCCCTGCTTGGATCAATGCGCGTGTGCAATCAGCGCATGGCTTTGGTTCCCAATTTAAATATGCGCGAGAATTGTTGAGTGAAACACCAACACGTGCGGCATTGAAGATTGCATTGCGTTCAGCATGTTCAACCCAGTGATACTTTTCTGGACGCTTCCAGCGATCATTCCAATCTTCTTCAATTCCGCGAGGGAATCCATTGAAGCCAGTGCTGAGTATAACGTTGTCATCATTCACAATAATGCATCCAACTTTAGTAGATGGATCTTTGCTTTTTTGTGAAATCAAAGTTGCCTGCAGGATGAATAACTCATCCCATGATAATTCATCACGATTCATAATATAATATTCTCAACTATGTCAGTTTGATATTCCAGTTGAACCAAATCCACCAGAACGTTCTGAATGTTTCTCTGGTCGTGTTGTCAAGACTTTAAACGCAAATGGTTGATTGGTTGTAACTTCTGCTTGAGCAATACGATCGCCCTTTCGAATAACCTGATGCATCTTCGAAGTGTTTGTCAAAAGCACAAATACTTCTTCTTGATAATCAACATCAACAATACCTTCTGAGTTTGCTAGGATCAATCCTTTCTTAAGCGAAAGTCCCGAACGAGGATGAAGGCGAATACTATAATTTTGTAACGGAAGTTCAGCATCATGTCGTGCAATGTCTGCAAATGTTTCAATCGTAACATAACGTTCGATCTTGAAAATCAATCCAGTTGGAATCAACAAACGATCACCTGGATAGATGGAGACTTCACCAAAAGAGTTTACGTCACGTTCTACCTGAGCATTGAATCCATCATATCCATTTACAACATTTGATGTTGGCTGGAATGATAAATCAAAACAGTTTGCGAGAGTCGTGCCGTATGTTGGAAGTTCAATATCATCACGAAGTTTATACACATTCATCACAATCATAAATCAACCTTCCTTCTTTTTCTTCCCAATCGTATATTTGGAAACCAATTGCCATTCATTCTTCTCTTTGAATGGAAGAATCTTAATCTGGCTCAATGGTGCGACGTTATCCTTTGTCTTATCTGGATCGACGAGTTTCACCAAACCCCACTCAGCCATTAGATTCGCAATCGTGTTACGACGCTGAATGTCATTATCAGACATGTTCGATGGCTTACCGTCTAGTTCAAAGAGTTCCTTGAAGTGAACGATATAATACTTTCCTTGTTTATGGAGGATATGGCAAGACTGGTAAAGAATGTTGTCGTTCTTTGCAGCGACACCGATGCGCGTTAGAGTTTCGCGGACCTTGAGGAAGTCGTCTTGCTTTTCTAATGTGACTTCTACTAATTTTTCGACCATGGTCAATCACCCTTATATAATTGTTTTTTCATTGCGGTGATTTGACTGGGAGACAGAATCTTTAATGCTTCTTCTGCTTTCGCATCGGAGTAGCCATAATATTCCTTGACAACACTCAAATCACTACTTTGAGCCTTTTTGTGCCATTTACTGTATGGACGCTTTTGGGCTCTAATCGTATTTAGTAAAAAGTCTGCTTGTAGTTTTTTATCTAAATTTGGGTGTTGATTCATTTCATTCGCCCACAATACTGTATCTCTGTGATACGAAAGTGCTCGATTCACCATAAATGCAGAATACGATTTCTCGTCTTGCTCTGTTAGCATAAATGGTTCTTTAGTCTGCAATATTGCAGGAATAACTTCTTTGAAAAGATCCGCCATCTCAAAACTCCATAATGTATAAATAGGTGTAGGTCGCGATGTTAGAGCATCCACCTACTCTAGAACTGTATAGGAGATCCAGCATGAATATTTATTGTACCTATTTGACCGTTTATCGCGGTTCGAAACTTCCACCATTTTACATTGGCTCAAAGGACACCAAATCCGTACTGGATGGGTATCGTGGCTCAGTGGTGTCAAAAGAATATGGGCAAATCTTCAAAGAGGAAATCGCCAATAATCCAAGTTTGTTCCAGACAACAATCATAAGTTTTCACTCTACTAGAGAAGAAGCATATCTAAAAGAAAAAGTATTACACTTTTCTTTGCAAGTACATATAAACCCACTCTATATCAATAAAACAATCGCTTATGCTCCTATTGGGGTTTCTAATAAAAATCGCAAATTTAGTCAGGCTCATAAAACAGCAATGTCTGAATCACAGAAAAAAAGATACTCAGAAAAAGGCAATCCAAATTTAGGACGAAAAAATAAACCTGCCTCTGAAGAAAGGAAACAAAAAATTTCTGCAGCCAATAAAGGAAAGGTAACGCGCAAAGGTTTTACTCTTTCTGAAGAACACAAGAAAAAAATTTCTGACGCTCATAAAAAAAGATTTACAAAAACTTCGTCTCCACCATCATCTCGGTAAGACATGCGGTGAGGTTCAGTTCCTGGTCGGCAACAAATGCTGCCTGATATTGATACTTGGCGAGAATCAAGACAGCATTCGGAATCGTGGATTTATCCATAATATCATAAAGACTATCATAGATCTTACGATAGATCTTTGCAGGATCATCGCTACCAAAATCAGCAACCCACTTACGCATTGCGCTGAAGTTTTGATCTTTCAAAGAAGTGACCAATTCATTGATCGAAACATCAGCGATGCTGGTAAGAATGCCAGAATCAATCTTACCGCTGACAGAGTAACGCTGCAGTTCGTTTAAAACACGACGATAATCTGGGAAGTGCTTTTTGACAACTTCAGCCAGCACTGCCTTATCAAACGGAATCTTCTCACCAGTCAAAATCTCTGATGCGCGCTTCATGAAAGCCATAGCCATCTTCGGCTTATCTTCTTTGCGTAATTTGAATTCAATTACTGCACATCGACTATGCAGCGGTTCAATGATTCGATTCTTGAAGTTACAAGTCATGATGAAAGTGCAGTTATGCGCAAACTCTTCCATCGCAGCACGCATGGCTGGCTGAGTTGAGTTTGGGTTCAGATAATCTGCTTCATCGATAATGATAACTTTCTTACCACCACCAAGAGACATCGCACTTGCATAGTTCTTAATCTTGACTCGGAAAGTGTCAATGCCTGATTCATCCGAGCCGTTAATCATCAGATAGTCGCAACCGATCTCGTCACACAATGCGCGTGCAACGGTAGTCTTACCTGTTCCTGGAGTGCCGCAAAGCAAGAGATGCGGAATCTCTTTGCGGTCAACATAAGATTGGAAAGTGCTCTTGTATTCATCAGGAAGAATACAATCGGCAATAGTATGAGGACGGTATTTTTCAACCCACAACGCTTCATTCATAATATAAATTCCTCACAAAGAGAAGATGGGGTGGAGGAGGTGAACCCTCACAGCGGCAGTCTGGCGGATTGTGCTGTCAACAAGAACAGTTGCACCCCAAGTTTTTATTTAGCCACATTCTCATAGATAGTCTGGAAGTCGCTCTGCTCAGCAACTTCTTCCTCATAGTTGCGCTTGTGATAAACTTTCGCCAGTTTACGGCTCAACTTCTTTGGAATCTCACATTCGTCTTGCATTTTCTCAAGGATCTCTTTAATAAGATCGCGCTCTGCTTCAATGCGAGTCAGAGAGTTTGAGATTTCCTGAAGGCATCCCAAAACCTTTGCTTTATCAAGTGCCATGATTATTCTCCGAATGTCGAACTTGCGGCTTCGATTGCAATGTAGTAAGTGATGTCAACGGTCTTATGCTTGAATCGAGCAAGACCTTTCTTAGCAATCGCAACATCATACGAACCTTCAAGCAACTTGAAGTTTTCGACTTTCATTACAACCTTGAATTCCTTACCATTCTCGACTGTTCCAATCTCAACCTTGGACTGGTCAGCAGAATCATCCTTCACATCTGTAGCAATGAAGTGAATAGTAGAACCGTCGCTCTCAAACACAAAGTTCGGCGAGCCAGAGATGCCAGCACTCTTGCGCATCCAGTCAAGATCTTCTTGCGAAAGGCTGAACGAACAATCAGGCTCACCAAATGTGATTGCCTTCTCAGGTGGAGTCACAATAACTTTCGGCGAACAATACTTGATGTAATCAGACTTCTTGTTTGCGCTGATGTTAATCTTATCATCATCAAACGCCAAGTCAGCATCCTTATACAAGGAAACATTTGCCAAGAGTTTGTTTAGATCATACAACGCAAACTCTTTCGGGAAGTCTTCACCAACGGTTGCTTCGACGAAAATTGTTTTGAGCGGGGAAATTGTCTTCAAAGTTTTGCCAGCCTTAAACTGGAGACTTTGATTGATGCCTGAGAAGTTCTTCAGGACTTGCACTGTATCTTCAGAAAGTTTCATAATTAAACGACCTCATTTGCTTCAACACGATTATTATATAACGAATCAACCAACTTGTCAACCCTCACGGTCAACTCATCTAACGAACAATTATTATCCATCACAATATCATAATGTAAACCAACCCAAGCCCATTCTGAATAATGAACTTCTGGATATGCATTGCGCATTATTTCTTGTTTGTTATAGATATTGCACTCACGAGCAAGCGCAAACCATTCTGGATCTTCACCACGACGAACACGAACAACCTTACCACCAGACTTTACGATTGCATTAATCTCGTTTGGAAAACGAACATCAGCAATCACATAGTTATTGTAAGGAGCCTGTTCGCAGCGACGCAACACAGTATGAACCCAGAGGTCAGGATGAAATACATCACGACCTGCCTCTGTGCCCATTAACTGGAGTGCTAATCTTGGTGAGAACTCACGACCGAGTTTTTCTGACCACCATACATCTGGTTGTTCGCGCCATGCTCGGGATTCTAAAGTATCACCCTCA